GGCCCCAGCGGCTGGAAGAACGACATCTGGCCAGCACTTACGCTGATGGTCTGCCCGTTTGAGCTGACAATAATTCCACCGACGCCCACCAGTGAGGAGGTGCCCGGCGCACTGATCGAGAGCGTCCCACCATTGGTATTGGTCGATTGACTCAAAGAAATCGGCCCTGTGCCGACCAGCACATACGTGCCCTTGCTGAAGGTCCCCGTGGTGCCTGCGGTATTGCCGAAGGTCGACATACCCAGCGCCGCGCCACCGCTGCCGCTGATCGTCACACTCTGGCCGTTCTGCGAGAGCACGATGTTGTTGCCACCGGCGAGGATTAATGTGCCAGTGCTGATGAGGGCGAGAGCACCAGCGGTGTTACCAGACAGACTCACATCGACCCCACCGCCTCCGCCGGTTCCCGCACCCGAAATGACTATCGAGCCGTTGGAGACCCCGACTGAGACATTTCCGGCCCCCGCAAACAACAAGCTGCCGATCGAGGCAGTGCCAGACGTCGATTGCACCGTGTTGCTGGTCGCATAGAGGGACTGTGAAATTCCCGTCGTATTCGGCGCCGAGATAATCAGGCTGTTGCTCGAGAAGCCGCCTGAGATGAGTCCCGCGAAGGAGAGATTTAGCGATGCGAGCGGATACGTGCTCGAGGATGACTGCCCCGTGGTGTTGCCGGCGTTGTAGATACCGCCAGATGACACGCCGCCCGCGAAGGTCGCCGTGGCCGTGACGGTCGAGCCGTTCATGCCGAAGGAGACATTGTTCGAATTGCTGAAAACGATGACACCGCCGCTCTGAGAGGAGCCTGCGGCCGATAATCCGACACCGGTCTCCGTCGGGGCGCTGATGGCGATGCCTGCACTATTGAGGGTCACCGAGACGTTAGTCGCCCCCGTGCTAGTACCCGCGATCGCGCCAGAGGCCTGCGTCTGCACCGTCTGAGTCGCCGACAGCACCCACACACCCGCACTCCAGCCCGCTGAAATGTTTCCCGTGGCAGAGATCGACAGCGTCTGGTCGGGCGCCGTGCTCGATGAGGACTGCCCGGTGGTATTACCCCCGAAATAATATGCCGCGGTCGTTGGGTAACTGGCCGTCGCCGTGACCACCGATCCTGCCATGCCGAAGGAGACATTATTTGAATTCGACAGCGTGACGGTGCCAGCACTCGCAGACTGGCCTGCGGCAGAGAGGCCGAGGATTTGTGTCTGCACGCTCTGCGTTGCCGATAGCACCCACGAACCATTCGTCCAGCCACCGGAGATGATCCCAGCGGCGGAAATCGACAGGCTTTGATCTGCCGCGGTGCTGGAAGAGGACTGCCCTGTGGTATTGCCGCCAAAGTAATACGCAGCCGTAGTCGGGTAGCTCGCGGTCGCCGTGATCGTGCCGTTGTTGAGGCCGAAGGATAGATTGTTCGAATTCGAGAATGTGACGCCCCCGAACGCGCCGCTGGTCGTGCCAGCAGAAACCGTCAGCACAGCGGCGGCTGCGGTATTGGCCGAAATGGTGACTGACTGCCCGTTCTGGGACAGGGTGACGTTGTTACCACCGGCAAGATAGAGCGTGCCGCTAGAGACGATGGTCAGAACGCCCGCTGTGTTGCCAGCCAAGGATGCAGCGACGCCGGCCGCTATTCCGCCCTGGACGCTGACTGAGTTCCCGTTCTGCGACAGTGTGATATTGGGTCCACCGGCAAGAAACAGCGTCCCTGTCGAGATCAGTGCGAGAGCGCCTGCGGTATTTCCGCCAATCGTGACATCCGCGACACCCGTCGTACCGCCAGAGATCGTAACGGACTGCCCGTTCTGCGATAACGTGATGTTATTTCCGCCGGCAAGAAACAGCGTCCCGGTGGAAACTAGCGCAAGGGCGCCCGAGGTGTTGCCGCCTAAAGTGACATCGTGCCCGGTTGAGCCGCCGGAAATGGTGATCGATTGACCGTTTTGCGAGAGGGTGACGTTATTACCGCCCGCAAGGAACAGCGTCCCCGTCGAGACGAGCGCCAAGGCGCCGGAAGTGTTGCCGCCGAGAGTTACATCAAGACCCGACTGGCCGGCGGAGATGGTGACGGACTGGCCATTTTGTGAGAGCGTGACGTTATTGCCGCCCGCCAATACCAGCGTACCGCTGGAGACCAAGCCGACGAAACCGGCCGTGTTACCTGAGAGATTGACGTCGACGCCGCCCGATGCGCCTCCAGAGACCGTCACCGACTGGCCATTCTGCGAGAGCGTTATATTATTGCCGCCAGCGAGGAATAATGTTCCCGTGGAAACGAGTGCGAGACCGCCCGCGGTATTGCCGCCGAGTGTCACATCGATGCCACCGCCGCCTGAAATGCTGATCGCATTCCCGTTCTGCGATAGCGTGATATTGGGGCCACCGGCTAATGTCAGGGTGCCAGAGGAAATCAGCCCTCCAACGCCTGCCGTGTTGCCGCCGATCGAGGCATTGACGCCGCCGCTTGCGAGCGATGCGATCTGGGCGGCTTGCAGGTTGTAGTTAGCGCCCCCGCGCGCGATGGGAATTAAGTCACCGGCTTGGGCGGGAGCGCCAGAGGGCAAATCGCTGATTTTTTCGTTTGCCACTTAAGGTCCTCGCTCTTGTTCGAAAAACGCATCGTTATCGAGAAGCAAGAACCCATCACCATTCTCGAACATGAAATGGAAGGGAACCAAAATCAGTAGTTCAATTAAGCCGCCATCATCAAGCGTCAGCGCCCCTCCGCCGCGCTCAAGGATAAGGTGAGGAAGTGTGGCCAAGTCTCACCATCCATGTCGACCGTCCCAAGGACCATGCGAATGGGACAATCCATGATTGGCGTTGGCATCTGACAGGCCGCTTCCCGGTGAGAAACCCATCAGTAGGGCACCGCGCCAGATTGCGAGTACGTCGCCGTCACGGAGCCCGTGCCGCTATTTAAGAGCACGCGCGCGTACCGCGGCACGTAGGCGTAGTTACTCTGGATGGAGCCCGTCGCGCCCTGGCCGTTGGTATCCGAGGTCTGCTGCCAATACACATTCGCCGGGGCCACCGGATTCGTGGGGTCGTTCGGATCATCGAGCGTCTGCTGCAACGTGTAATTCACGGTCCCAACCACCACGCACTGAATCGCGACGGTCGGATTCGCCCACTCATCGAGGCGCACCCAGGGTGATGTGCCGATGCCGCTGATACCTACCGTGATCGCGCCGGTGAGCGCGGCATTGACGGCAATGCGCGTGATGGTTTTGTAGCTCAAAACGGAAGTGACCGCCGTGCCGTTAAATGCCACCGTCTCGCTGATGGGATTCCCAGCCCAATCCGTGCCATAGATCGTCGCGGTGTGCGTGGAATCAGCGGTCGTGAGCGTGACGGTCTCAGGGTTCCCAATGATCGCCACACCCGCGACCACGAGCGAGCCATTCAACGTCAAGTTACCCGCACCCCCAGGCGTCTGCGAGAGCGCGATGTTATTGGCGCTGGCGGCCGTCAAAGGACCCACGGTGACGATGATCGGGCGCATCGCTTAAATCACCCTTTCCATTTGTGCTTCTTTCCCGGCCATGGCTGTCCATCGGCGGCCGCTTCCTGTTCGTCACGGTGCTCTACGCGCTCGTGGTGCGTCTCCAGAGGTTCCTTGACAGCTGCCTGACGGGCGAGCTGCCCTGCTGCTTCCGCATCGGCCTTCGCCTTCTGTTCAGCCTCAAACTGCTCGCGCGCCGTTTTCTCAACGTCTGTTTCAGCCTTGGGCTTCCATTCCACCGTCACCGTGAATTTCGGCGCATTCAGCGCATTTCCCGTATCGTTACTCAAAACAACAGGCCCTGATTTCGCATCAGCGGCGACGATAACGATGACGGAGGTGGGTGACTTATATTCGACCTCGCACTTCACGCCCCCGACGGTCGCCGTGGTGTACTGCAGGTTCGCGCCCGTGACGGCAATGCGGCATCCCACGGTGCTGGCATCCGGCGTGATCGCCGAGACGATGGGTAATTCATACGTTTGCATGATCGACTCCTATTGATCGATTCACAAAATACTTTTCTCACTCTCTCAAACGAAAACGGGAGCGCGTGGCCCCCGAATTCGCGCAAATCCAATTCAAAACTTACGCCTTCTGGTCTTCGCCCTCAATGATGGGCGCTGGCCCGCCAGTCTTATGCCCCTTTGGCTCCTTGCCCTTGTTCGCCGAGGTAAAAGGATTTTTCTCCGATCCACTGCGACCGCCGCTCGCACGAGGCTTGCGCCCCGCGTGTGCAGGTGGCTCGGGACCCGAGATCACGCCAACCGTCTTGCCGCCGCGCGCTTTCTTCACACGTCCGCCTTTCTTTTTCTCATCGGCCTCTTCGGTCACCGGATTGGGCACGTTGCGAGACTTGGTCTTGCTTGAAAGATCCTCTTCGGCCTCATTCACGCCGCCGGTTTCACGATGCTTACGCTTGCCTTTCATGTCATGGCTCCTAGCTGGCGAGATTTATGCCTTGCAAATAAAACACGCTCAGTGTACCAACAAAAAGTCCCGTGCCGCTGAACGTCAAAAGAATCTGCACGTCGGTGTTTCCAACGTTGTCCCAAGCGCCAATCTGACCGGCAGTCGTCGGGATGATAGTGGTCGTGATCTGCCCCAATGTCGTAACACCGATGCCACCGTTCGTGAAATTCGTCGCGGTACCGGCAATGCCGACACTGAACGTGTGCGTCGCGTCGACCGTCGTCACCATCAGATAGATGTCGGTAATCTGGCTCTGCGCCGGAATCACAATCGTGGTCAGAAACGTCGTCGCAAGATTGTTGACGCCAGCTTGGCTTTGCACCATCTGGCAGTAGCCGACATTCGCGGTGCCTAACTGATTCTCGCCCACCGCCGCGAGTGTGCCGGAGCCGTCAGAATGGAACACGTTGCCCGCGAGCAGCGGGCCGGTGAAGAGACTCCCAGGCCAGATCGGGCTGCCGTTGGGATTCGGGTACTGACCGCCGTTGATATCGGACATTACTTCGGCTCCTCGGACGCCACAACGGTTAGCGTGACAGCAGGGTCGCGACCAGAATGCTTGTCGAGGTACTTCACGGCAGCAAGCAAGAGATCCCGATCATCTTTAAATTTACCAAGACCGGTATTGCAAGATACGCAAAGAAGACCACGAATTTTCCCAGTTACATGATCATGGTCAACGGCTAGTGCTTTAACTTTTCCATTGCGAGTATCGGTTTCTGGATTACCGCACAGAGCGCACTTATTGTCCTGAGCGACTGCCAACATTGTGTAGTCGGCGAGGGAGATATCGAATTTTGAACGCAAATGGCTATCCTTCCAGAACATCGGGAAGTTCTCGCGATATTCCTTGTTATAGGCTGCGCGACCCTCTGGATCATCATGATCAAATTCTCGGACAATCGCATTGCCTACCTCAAGATTTGAGGCTTTCAGATTCAGCGTATCGCCATCCTTGAATGAAACTTTCCCTGTCGGCCACTCCCCATGGTGCAATAGCCATGCGAGACGCTGCGCTGGGTATGAATGTTTGCCGACTCGGATATAGCGATACGCGACTTCCTTTCCATCAGCATTTTTGCGAGTAGCCTTTACACTACCTGCTTCCATGCCGACCATGATTTTGCTGGCCGCTTTGGCTGTCCACCAAATAACTCCAGTCGCTGGGTCGTAACCCAAAACAGAAGAAATTTCCTGATATGTCGCTTGCTGATAAGGCATAACTCTCTCCTTTTGATGACTATGGATATTATCCATAACCACATCAGAGAAAGCAACCTTTTTTGCACTCATATCCATTTATATTTAAATCATTAAAAATCAAGTGGTTGGGAACGCACCCCAGAGTGCGCGCCAGTTGAAGTAACTCAGAGAGTATCGCTCGTACGCTTTGGTCAACAAATTGTCAGTTACAAAGTCCACCTGCATATCCGTCTCAAACGCAATTCTCTTCATGTACGCGAGTCCCGCGATGTTCGTGAGCAGGAACCACGCGAAGTTCGAGGTCAAAAAGTCATCGACCATGTAGCCTTCAGGCAGACCGCCTGCGGTCGAGAGTATCGCGTTCACATCGTTGTCCGCGGTGCCGGGGCGCAGTTCGGTTTTCGTTAAGCGGATGGCGACCGGCTCGAGCTGCGGCGGGATGATCAGTTTGCGGCCGCGCGCGAAGATCTTCAGGCCCGCTTGATCGCGAAAGTTCGTGCGAATCGAAATCATCGCGTTCAGCATCGTCGCTTCGTTCAAATCGACTTGCGTGGTCGGCGTGTTCGCCACCGTGCCGCCATCGATCGGATGCGTCGTTGCGCATAGCGCCACGCCATCGCCGCCCACGGCCGGGTTGTAGGTCGTCGCGGTATTGAGCACGTTCGCGGCGTAGATTTCCTTCGTTTGGTGGAAGGATTCGATCAACCCTAAGTTGCTGGGGTGAAACTGCGTCTTGTACAGATTGTCATCGATCGCCTTGCGCGTAATCGCGTAGCCGAGCGCGATCTCGTTGTGTTCCTGGTTGTAGACGTATCGCTCGCCGGCGTTGTTGTCAAATGAGGTTTGGCCGCCTTCGGTTTTCAGCTGCGCGAGCCCCAGGTAGCGCATTTCGGCGGTGCGCTCGAGAGCGAGCTTGGAGTCGAAGGCAGTGAAGATTTTGTCATATTGCGACGGAATCATCTCGTACTTGCCTTCCACCCCACGGAGGCCAGGCAATAAAAGATCCTTGATCGCGCTGAGATTAATGGCCATGTTTTACCCCTTCAGGCGCATTGAGATGCTTCCAAGATTTCCCAGTGCGAATCAACCAAATATTCGTCGCATGCACGCCGTATTTCTCGCTCAATTCTTTGACTGACAAATCGGATGCCTTAATTTCCAGAACTTGCTCAGCCGTAAGTTTTGATGTTCCGATCTGCTCGCCGCGCATGTCGTGGCCACGTCCCCGCGAATCACGTTGCGCCATGTTCTCTTTCACGGTACCAACACTGAGATGGTCAGGATTTATGCAACTTGGATTGTCACATGCGTGGAGAACATGCAATCCTGTTGGGATCGGCCCGTGATAGCACTCATAACTGACACGATGTGCTTTCTTGGTTTTTCCGTCCCGCCAAATAATCCCATAGAACCCGTCTTTGGCACCAACCCATTCCCAGCAATCGTTCTCTGCAAGACGACACCGATTAAACAGTGTCGCCTTGAGGAGATCGAGATCCGTAACTACTTTGAATTCGGTCATAGTAGTTCGATTTTACGCCACTACCGAGAGCGTCACTCTCGTTTCCACGTTGTTGAACGCGACAACCACGTAGTTGTACGCACCGGCTTGCGATCCTTGCACGTTCGGCGGATCGAGAACCAATCGGTTCATGCGCCAGGGCAGCGTCGCAGTGACTGCGGCCGTGGTGCCTGGCGTGATGTAGGCGCCGGATAATCCGTTGGCGGCATTGCCGGTGCCCATGTTGTGATTGACGTTCGCGCCCATCTGCGCCTGAGTGGCACCGGTGGCATCGGACTGCACGACGAACTGCGCGAGCGGATCGTTGATGACGTACGCCTCAATGGTCGGCTGATTGCCGACAGTGACGGGTGAGCCGCCGGGCCAGTAGTTGCTCCACACGGTGCGACCGACTAGGGTCGATAGGAATTTGCAGCCTTGAAAGACGCCGCAGATTGCGACCGCGGTACCGGTGGTGGAGGGGATGAGAGTGCCGTCGCCGGCGCCTGCGCGCTGCACGGGATCGCCGTAGTAAATCGCGGCGCCGTTGTAATCGATGCCGCCATTACTGAAGGCGACTTGCTCATAGGTCGGAGAGGAGCCGGTGCCTACGAACTGGCGGAAGCCAAAAGGACCTACGATATTGGCCATAGCAACTCCTATCCAAGGAGGTCGCATGGCTACCGGAGCAATGGGGGACCTACAAAAACTTGCGAAAATCCGAACCCCGAGTTCGGTCGCGAGGATTTATCCCACGAATTTATCGCGGTGTCAAATCTCGGTACCAGAGTTGTTTTCTGGCCATCAGATGATCTGCGACTTTGCGAGCCGCTCGTGGTCCATCATGATGCCATCCGCAAGGATGCGAAAAACGCTCGAATTTCCATCCCGCCGCCTTCAGTGATACTCCGCTTTCATCGCTTAAGATATAGGTTTGGATGCGAGAATATCCGAGAGCACTCGATGCTCTGGCCGCGGCAGAATAAAGAAATGAACACGCGTTATAGGTCCCGTTTGTGCAGCATCGCGTGGCTTCCGTCCAATCCGATTGATGCTGACCTCCAACCGGGCGCCCCACTACGATTACGCCAATGAGTTGTTCGTCCAATAGTGCTCCAAGGCTAAAGCGATGGCCTTGGATTTTCCCATGATGCCTGTGGAATTCCTCGATATATTCGTTGGCTCGCGACAGTTCTATGTGACACAGTTTTATCGAGGGACGCGTAAGTAAATTCGCATTCATACGTTACGTGCGCCTTTCCTTTCATTCAGCCTCGGATACGCAATGGTCGGGCTCGGCCGCTCTAGAAACGCACACAGCGGCTCCCAGGATGCGCTCTCCAATTTCATTTCCATGAAATCATCGGGGCGATATTTGAAATACTCGCGCACATCGGCGTTGTGGCGGCGGAAGCGCGCGAGCATCACTTGCGCGTCGAAATTCTTCTGACCGTAGATGATTTTATGAATCGTATGTGTAAAGGGGTCGACGTCCCACTTTGATCGAAATTCATTCGTCGGGTGCCTCCAGTGCGCTGCGACACTGCGCAGCCAGTCCTTCTCGTTGCGCGTGGTCAAGATGAATTTCGAGTTCGGATATGCCTCATCCAGTTCCTTGTAGAGGATCGCAATCGGTAGATCAGACAGCGCATAGTATTTTTCAAGTGTGGTTGACTTCCCAAATGTGCGCATCTCAGCCCAAATCGCTTTCGCCCAGTGAGCATTTTTCCAATGCGCGCTGTTGAAGCCCAAGGTCTTGAAGGCGTGATGCAGTGAGGTGGTGCCGGTTTTATGCAGCCCGCATCCGAAAATACGCGTCGGAATCGGTCGCAATTCGATTGGCTCTGAAGAGAAATTGCGTCGCACCGTGCCGCAGCCAAAGGCTCCGAAATTCACCACGGTGACTTCCGATTGATTCATGTCGGGCAAGTCGCCGGAATCGCACTTCGCGCGGATGTGCGGGTACTCTTTGAAGCGCAGTTTATTTGAGTGGCGCTCGCCGAGTAAAAATTGAGGATCAATTTCCTCTGACCGATATCCCATGCGGCACAGCCGCTCGTTCATATCCTTGTCATCGCGTTCCCACGTCTTGTAGCGCTCGTCATACCCTCCGACGTTAATAAACTGATCGCGCGTCACGATAAGGCGTCCATTGATGCCGCGGACCATGACGCCCTTGATCATGCGCGCCCACATGAATAAATCAGGGCCTTTCTTGGCGTATTGATCGGCGATGTAGCTCGCGAATCCGCGACCAGTGTAATTATCGGCATCCAAGTTCACGAGGATTTCGGCACCCTCGATAATTCCGCAACGGTGCGCGAGATTCTTCGCGGGCGCCATTTCAAAGGGACCGCCGCCATTTTTGTACGAGTAGACGACGACGCGACCATTCGCGATGTCGGCAGCGTGCGCGGTGCTCAGGTATTCGAGTAAATCATCGGGACTCTCGTAGTCCAGAATGACGAAGACGCAATTCGGATAATCGGCGTTATCGGTAAGATTCTTCGGCAGCGTGAGTTTTATGTGAGGCGCGCGGCCCTTGCACGTGCTCACGAACGCTATTCGTGGCGTGCTCACACCGCAGCTTCGCGTGCAAGTCGTCGCAATCGACGGCGATGATGGCGACGAATACCCGCTGGATGTCCCTTCATCGTCTGCATCAGTACCTGAAGTTCCGCGATGGTAAGTCCGGCAGGCGAGAGGCCGGTTTTCTTGATCCATGCGATATTGGCGAGCGCGTAGGCTTCATCGACGAATCGCAGCCAGAACTGCGGCGTCATCGTGTACAGGCTCCCCCAGGAGATGAGCGGCATATTTCCCGCCTCATCGTAGCCTAAGAGCACGACCGCATGACCGCCGACAATCGTGTTATCTTGCCCAGGGTCCACGTTCCACACCGAGCCCGGCGCGGTCAACTTGTTCATCAGATACGCGGGTACATTGAAGCCGCAAAAAATCAACCCGCTCTCCCAAATCGTGCGCTTAACGTACTCAAGATTCGACGGGTTCACTTCGATAAACGCGGTGAGTTCATTGCCATCGATTGGATCTGTCAGCCAGTCGGCGAGCGCGACTTGCTCCACGGTGCCATTGTCGGTATTCGGATTCCCTGGCACGTAGCCGCCCGCGATCTCGTAGAACGTCTCAATCTGCGCGTCCGGTGGTGTGATCATGGCGGTGCCCGCGTTGAATGACCATGCTTGAATCGCGTGCCCACAGGCCGCAGGTACGCAGTCGCCCAAGGTGTCGTTCAACATCGCGCCTAGATCCGCCGGCATCCCCTTCGAATAATTCACCGCAGCTGGCAGCGGCGTCAGGACCCCTCGCATCGCCATGAGTTTGCTCATCTGCGGTATGCGCGGATCGTGCCCGCGCGGCAGACGGCCGAGTTTGAAGGAATTAGCAGTCATGGATGCGTTATAGCATTTATTTGTCGGGAATCGGCATCGGTTCGTAACTCTTTCCGATTTTTACCATCGGTGTACCCTTGTTGGTCGGATCAAAGGGTGAGGTCGGTCCCGCCGGCTGACCATTGAGTTGCGCCTCTTTCTGGCGCACCTGCGCGCGGGCATTGCGAAGTTCGCGCGATTTCGCCTCGTCGGTGATTTCCGCTGGCCGTTCCATCAGGATCATCCCATCGCGCTCGATGGTATCGCCTGGGTAATCCTGGGGCATCATTTCAGGGTGGCGGTAGCGCGGTACCGGTTCCCAGCCTGCGCGAGCGAGCTGCACCTGGTAGGACGGGTTCGGCTGATTCAGCACGGTGAGCATCTTCCACTCGTACGACCAGCCATCGGGGATGATGCGCTTATCGATGTAGAACTTATCCGTCCCCTCATCCATTGAGCCGCGATGCTCGCGAAGTTCTGCGGCGCGCGCGGCGGCGCGCGAGCGCGGATCATCGCTGGTCGCTTGCTCAAGAGTGGGCGCGGCTGGCTCTGGCGCTGCGGGTGCTTCCGGCAGCGGGGCGTGCGGACCGGTGCGCCGACGTGCAAGGCCGGCAGATTCGGTGGGTTCGTCATTGGTAGGCATGTCGATCTCCGTTCTCAGTTCAGGCGACCTTCTTTCTTGAGCGCCACCTTGGCGCGAGCATATTCTTCAGGCGTCTGGTTGTTCAATTTCGCGATTTCGATCTCTTCCGGCGATAAGGTCACGACGTTCGCTCGATTATTCCCCGTCGCATTGCCGCTGCGGCTCACGGGAGCAGATGCCGGGGCGGCTTTCTTGGTGGGACGCGCGGCGTCTGACATAGGATCATCCAGTACAACCTCCTGATGCTCGCCGCTGCCGTTGGTGGCTTTCGGCGCCGGTGCCTCGATGCGCAGCGCCTTCTCGATCTCGCTGAAATACTCGTCCGTGTCGGCCTTGACGCCGTAGCCGGTCACCAGATTATGTGCAGCGAGCATTTGCGTGTATTTTCGATTATCGCGCGCGAATTCCGGGTGTGCGCGCACCCACGCGGCCGATCGCGGGGTTAACTGCGCGGCAAGTTCCTCGACCGGATCGCCGGCAGTGGTTGAAGTCTCTTTGGCTTGCTTCTCCAGCATTGTTTTGGCGTTTTCCAGCTGCAAAATCTTCGCTTCGTTCTTCGCGACTTCCCGATTGAGCTTCTGCGCGCCGGGAAAATCCCCAGCCGCCATCAAATCGGCCGCTTGCTTATCGAGCGCATCATTTGCCGTGGTCAAGGCACTGAGCGTGCTCTTGACCGTCTCCAATTGACTGCCCTTGACCTCAATTTTGGCCCTAGCGGAGTCGGCCTCTGCGGTACGAGCTCGCTGTTCGTTCGCATCGGCGCGTGCGCGCTCATCGTCGAGCTGTTTTTTGAGTTTTTCTAACCCCTCGTCTGCGGTGACGAGCGGTTTGTCATCCTTTTTCGCCGGTTCGACGACTGGGGCGGCCTTCACGGCCTCATCGGGGGGCTTTTTCGCTCCCTTGTCGGGTTTTTCGGCCTTTTTGGCGTCTAATTCGTCAAGGTCGATCTTAATTTCTTCGCCAGTAGTGGCCATATGTCACCAAACCATGGAGGGATGCGCGACGCGCGCGCGAATTTCGCTGTCGAACACATGCCGACAGTGCACAAAGTTCACTTCAAGCGCCCAATTATCGCTCGGGCGCACTACAAGCCAGTCGTGTAGCTTGATCGGCGTGCCATTGAAGGTCGCATTGGTGCCGACCTTGACGACCAAGCCCGCTTTGGACTGGTAAAGATCCTCATCAAGAGTTTTTTGCACCATCACGATGCCGCCGATCGTCTTCTCTGGGCGCCGATAGGTGGCGAGTAACACCTGCTTGGGGCCGATTTCATACGCTGAGATATCCCCGAGTGCGTCCAAAATGACATCGCGCGGGTCTCGGTCGTGCTTCATCGCTACGTTCGGCATGCTTACCTCTGTTTGCTCAATTTTGTTTCGATTTCTTCGCAGTACGAGTGTTCGACACGGCGCAGCGCGTCGATTTGCCCGGTGTAGTGCCGGTAAACTTCGATCGTTGGGACGCCAATGCCGGCTGCTAAGAGGTCCTTGATGCGGTCAATCTCTGTCGCGATGACTTTCCGAAGTTCCTGCTCGAACTGCGTGTTGCCGGTCAGCACAAATTCACGCCGCGACTTCCATCTGCTCGCTATAAATTTCAGCGAGAAGATTGGCTAGTAACGCTAAATGGCGAGCGGCGGTTTCTTCACCTGAAAGATCGGCCTTTACTTCGCCGTCTTCCAATCTCACGAATTGATGATTGCCGACAAATACACGTGCAATATCCGTGATCCTTTCACGCACTTTACTCGCTGTGAAAATATCCCTCGACGGCATCAAAATAATCTTCAACCCGCGCGAATCAACTGCATTTCGCACTGCTATCGCGGCCGCCTCAAGTGGGTGCAGGTTTTCACCCATACGCGGCAATCTTCTGCAATCGCCCCTTCCCACCACCCGCGCCATCCTTAATCGGATACCGGTCAGTGCGCCCACCGTACGCGCGCATCAGCGGCGGCGCGCCACCCGCAGGCCCCATCGGAGGCGGCGCTCCCGGTGGCGGCATCGGCGGTGCGCCCTGATGCATGCCAGGCGGACCGCCGGGGGGCATCATGCCGGGAGGCGGCATCGCGGGCTTTGGATTCGGCGGCGCGATGATGATGTTGATATTGGTGCCTTTCTTCGAGCGTCCGCCAGTGGCGCGTGCGATTCGACCGCCCATGGGACGCGAGCCGCCGTAGGAGACCGGGCCACCGGTGGCGCGCGGACGTCGCACGGCACCGCCGCTACACTTCGCGCACGTACACCCCTCGACATGGCCGCCGCGGGCGAACTGTCGGCCCATCGGCTGCGCCAGCCCAGGACGCGCGACCGGCGCGCCGCGCATGGGCATGGGGCGACCGCCCATGTTGGGACCCCCCACGAACTTATGAGCGCGACCGCCTTTCTTCATGCCGCCAAGATGTTTTGGACCTTCGCGCGATTCATTCGCCGACTTTAAGTCCCGATTCTGGTAATCATTGGCCGTCATGCCGCCCGAGGCGCGAGGCTTACGGCCCGCGTGCTTCATCGCCGCGAAGCCGTCGACCTTGCCACCGCGGCGAAACTGGCGCGGAGAGACAGGGCGAGGCCCTGTCTGGACGCCTGACTGGCGTCCCTGTTCCATGAGTGGTTCACGCCAACCGCTGGCATCGATGTCGCCTTTGGGAGTCCTTGTGAGGCGTTCGACTTTCTCGCGAGCCTTGGCGCGAGCATTGATGGCGGCTTCACTCATGATTCGTACCCTCCGGTCGCCCGAATTTACTCCCGATTCGCCTTACCCGCTAGCCCTTTATCGATCTGTCCCAGCACATCAACGGCCTTTTTACCGGCATTCGAGGCTTTTGGCGCCGGTTTGGTTTTCTTCGCCCCATCGGGACCGGTCGAGGTCTGCGGAGTTTCGACGAATTCCTTGGCGAGCCCCAGCAGATCATCACGCTCTTTCGCCTCGCGGTCCTGATCCCGGTTGCGGTTTTCTGTCTCCGCCTCGCGCTCCTTGATGGCCACCTCGCGCATGCGCGTGTGCGCATCCATGAGTTTCGCCTGCGCCGCGGCAGTATCCGCTGGCGTGTCGGTCGGTGGCGCTTCGGCGCCCGCGAGCCCTTCCTGCTTCGGCGCGAAGTGCCCCTGATCGATCTTCGCCTGCGTCTCGGCACCCTTCGCCTTGACTTCATCGGTGCGCGCCTGGGCCATCTGAACTTTCGCATCCGCAGCCTTTTTCTCGTTTTCCATCTCAGCTTGCATTTGCTGCAACTGCGGCGGTGGGGCGGCCTGAGCGGCCTTTGGCACCATAAACTGCTCGGGGTTGCTCCAGCCAATCGCGCGTATCGCTGCGCTGCAGATCGAAATGGGGTCCATCAGTGTGGGGAATGTAGATTGCAACTGCGCGAGCCCCTGCACCTTCATGACGCGTTGTCCCATGCTCGCGGTATTCGGATCCGCCTGCGGCACGAGTTCGCAGTTGCTCGCCGCCTCCATGAATTTCGCGACATCCCAGATCGTTTTCGACTTACATTTTTTCTGCCAGAAACTCGATGGGTGCTCTTTGAACACCTTGACGAGTAACTTAAATTCCTCGGCCTGGCTCGCGTGCAGCCGCTTGTGGACTGAGTTCATGACCTTCACGGCCTGATCGATGAGAGCCAAGGTGGTGCCGACTGGCGCATCTGCGCGGCCCTCGCCGACCTGTAGCTCGGAGGTACCGCCCACGCGTTGGCCAGTCTGCACCATATCTTGAACCAAACTCATCAGCGGCGCCATCTGGGTGGTCTCATAGGGCAGCGGCATGACTGATTCTTGTATTTTCATGCCCTGCGTGTCGACTTGAGAGCCGCCACCGGGGGGAACGCGGAAGATGTTCGTATTCTGGCGGGTGCCACCCTTGGCGATCAAGAAGCCGGGGAAGTTCGCAAACATCCCGTTATCGAGCATCTCGCGCCACGCCGCCGTCACCGCGTTCGTGGTGTTGCCTAAAATGTGCAGCAGCCCGATGTCGTAGAAGCCGAAGCCGGGGACGAAGGTGTATTTGATGTAGCGCGTGCGTGCGCTGGGGAGTTCCTGATCGTCCTCCTCGTAGTTGCGCGTCACGGCAAGTGCGATGCGCGAGGACTTATCGACTGTAACGACGTATGGAATCTCGAGCCCCGAATCCTTGCCCTTGTGGGTGTGCTCAAATCCTTTGATATTCAACTCACAGCAGATCTCATAAACCTCCCGATCTCGATCCTCGGGCCGGAAATTATTGACGGTGAGCCCCTGCTGGGTTTTCTCAGCCTCCTGCAATGGATCGGGCTGCGTGGGCGTAGGGTCGGCGAGCGTCACATCGCGATAGACGCCCAAGATCTGCAGGCGCTTGACGGTCGATTGCTTCAAAAACGTGCGGTGCGTGATACGGCGCGCGTTCGCCAAGTCGGTCGCCGCCTGGTTGACGATGATGTCATCGGCGTCCACAGACTCACTCACGGGACGATTTCGCAACGGGCAGAAGTAAACTTTCTTGAACGTCGTGCCACCGAATCCGAGCATCAGCAGCATGCGGTCAGTATCGGGATAGTATTCTGTGGCAACGGCCGTCAGGTAGTGATTCATGTCGCGTTCGTAGTCGTTCGCGAGCTGATCCTCTTTCAATTGCGCGTTGTTATCATCGTTGCGAATTTTCACCGGCCCATCGGTTGGGAGCATCTCGGATCGTGCATTCGCCTGGAATCGCAGCACCGCTTCGAGCAGCAGCGGATGGCGCACCTTCGACATCCCCTCCACGGGCGCGCCATCGGTCGCCCCTTGAACATTCGGCAGTTCGAGTTTCAATCCCAGGAGCTTGATGCCAGCAGCACGGTCTTCTATCCACTCGCGACGGCTCTCGATATCCTGATCGACACCACGCAGCAGATCATCGGTGATGCGCGCGAGTTCACTGGAATCTATTTTGTCGATTAAATTATCGAACCACTCGGCCTTATCATCATTCGCCGCATCGCCTTTGCCCAAGGGGTTGCCATCGAGCGATACGGTGACTGAGCCGTCGCCGTGGTTGATCCTGACGATATTATTTTTCTCATCGATCTCGGGAACATCGACGGGACTGTCGTCGGAGACTTCCACCTCGATATGTGCCGGGTCGGAGTCGGTCGGGTCTGGCTTCCCTACGAGCCGCAGATTCGCGTTACCCAGACCCGGCACGGCAGCCATTATGCCGTACTCGAAGTGGTAGCGCGGGCTGGAGTTGCACCAGCGACATCCGACTTATGAGGCCGGCATTCTGCTTCTGAACTACCGCGCAATATTCTCATGTCAATTCACAACCAAGTGCAACGGCCTCGACATCTGCTTAACGAAGATGTCAATCCCGCGAAACGCGGCAATGTCATCCGTTTTCGCGGCGATCTCGTAGACTTTTGTGACCGCATGCGGCGGCAACCCCGTGACGGTGACTTTCCACAGGTACGGGCGCTGCACGCGAGAAATCAAATCCACGGTCGCGTTGCAATAAACTTTTGCCTCGTTCGTTGTGATGATCGTCTTGGGCCGCATGGCGCGGATAGTAACTCTAACCCGGATACAAAGCGATATCCTGGCCGCGGGGGTAGATTTTCTGCGCTTCGATCTCGGCCAGTCTCTCCGGTCCGCGTACCAATAATCCCATGTCGCGTAACTTTCGAAGTGCCTGAGACACGGTATCCACAAGGTCGTCATGCTTGGAATGGGGAAACTGTGACGCCTGCGCAATTACGAGTTCCGACCATACCCGATCAGGCGCGTATACCATACCTTCCGCAAATAGATGTTGAACTGAATACAGACGGGCGAGCTTGTCTTGGCTCTTTGGATCAAACAGTTGAACACCAAACTTTTCGTTGCTGTAGAGACGCCGAATCTCTTGTGCCACGCTAATGCCCGCGCTTTTGTTTTCCACTAAGAGCATATCGACTTTAAATTTTGTGCATGTCTTTGCGACCTCCGTCACCAATTGGTGCAACTCTAATCGATCTTGCCACGCATTCATCAGCATGACTTTCGGCGCACCTTCAGAGTACGTGCGATCAAGATATATCGGACGTCCTTCTGAATCTAACGCGCGATTTGCTTGAGCTTTCGCATCGCCAGAGAATATTCCCCACACGGTGAGCGCACTATAATCATTCGCGGTATCGAGCGTGTACGCGGTGTCTAGCGAGGCCAGAATAAAGTCCATCAATGGAAATGTGTCTCGCTCCCAGAGAACCCAATAGTCTCTTTTGATAATGCCGCCACCGAGTGGCTCAGGTCGCTGTTGGAGTTGCCCATTTGCGATCATGGGGCCAAGTGCTTTCTCCAGACGGACGACTGATCTTTCGCTAAATCGTTCAGGCCATAACAATTCTCCTGCGAC